AAATCGGATAAGTTAATGAAATACCTTATTGGCTATCTAGTAATTGTTTCAATAATTCTTACTTGGAACTACGCAAGGTGTAAAAATGGCTAATCCAACACGCAGAGGCTCATCAGGTGAGCCAGTCAGAAACAGTATGCAAGGTGGAAACTACACACCTTGGCCTAATACTCACTTTGTTCTTCCTTACGGATTGCGCTTACAACAAAAAGTTGGAATGGTTGATATTACAAATGTGAGCGCATCAAGTGGAACTGTTACCTATACTGCTGCAAATAGTTACTCTGCTGGCAATACTGTTTCAATTTATGGTGTAAATCCAGTTGCTTACAATTTACAGAATGTGACTATCGCATCTGCTTCATCAACTCAATTTACTGTTACAAATGCTGCAACTGGAACTTATGTTTCAGGTGGTACTGCTCAAAGAACTGGTGCAATTACTGTAACTATTCCTAGTGGAATTACTTTTGTTTACGCTATTGCAGTTGGCTCAGGCGGTGCTGGTACTAGCGGATTTTCTTCTAATGATGGTGGTGGTGGTGCTGGTGGTGTTGCTTGGGGTTGGACTCTTGCAAATTCTTCTTGCATTATTGGTGCAGGTATAAATAATGCTGCTGGTACCTATACTCGCTACGGAAATATAATTGCTGGCGGTGGAGGCGGAGCATCAGCAGGACTTTTAGGTGGTGGTGGTGCGCCAGGTTTTACCGCTAGCACTAATTATTGGGGTATTCCTGGTGGTTCTGCTGCTACTGCAACTATATTAAAAGGCAGACCAGGAAGTGGTGGTGGCGGTGGTTTTAACCAAGTAGGTACTGCTGGCGCAGGTGGAGATGGTATTTCAGGTGGTGGCGGCGGTAATGCGTTAGGTGCTACTGCACTCGCAAATATTGCTGGCAATGGTGGTTCAGGTTTAGCAGGTGGTGGTGGTGGTAGGTCAGGCAGTTCAAGTCTTTCAAATGCTGCGGGAACTGGTGGCAACGGAATAAATATCCTAACTGGCGCAATAACTACAGGCGGAACAGGTAACACAGCCTCAGGTGGCGGTGGTGGCGGTATTGCAAGTAATGGTTCAAATGCAGATGCTAGTGGCGGTGGTACTGGCGGACTTGGTGGCGGCGGTGGTGGTGGTTCAGGCGGACCAGGCGCTGGCGGCGCAGGAATTCTTTACCTTTTCTACTAGGAGATAATTATGAGCGCATCAATTTATAGCAATTCATCGTTTACCGATACACCTTATGGACTCAAACTGCAACGCACAATTACTGCAACAGGAACAACATCAATCACAGATATTCCTGCTGGTATTCAAAGAGTTTATGCAATCGTAATTGGTGGTGGCGGTGCTGGTGCATCACAAGCAACTGGTGGCGGTGGTGGCGGTGGAGCAGGCGGATATTCTGCTGGTTGGACTTATGTTTCAACTTCAGTAACTGTTGGTGCAGGAGGTACTGGAACTTCAACTTCTGGTGCTGGTAATAACGGCAACTCATCAATCTATGGAATGGTAATGGCTGGCGGAGGTGCTGGCAGTTCGGGTACTAATGGCGGTGGCGCAGGTGGCGCAACAAATGCAACAAGTATCAGTTCAACTGTTTCCTATACTGGCGCACCTGCTGCTGGTTCTAACACCATAGGTTATGCAGGTGGCGGTGCCGCAACTTTAACTGGTAGTGCTGGCGTTTCATCGGGTGCTGGTCTAGGTCAGGCTCTTGCAACAGGAACACGAACAGGCGGTGCAGGCGGTCAAGGTCTTATTACTGGCGGTGGCGGAGCAGCAGGAACAACAGGAACAGGCACAGGTGGAGCAGGTGGAACTGGTGATTTCTATGCAGGCGGAACTGGTTCAACAGGAACTGGAACAGGTTTTGGTGGTGGTGGAGGCGGAGCAGGATTTACATCTGTTGGCGCAAATGCTTCTGCTAACAATGGCGGTAATGGTGGCTCAGGCGGTGGCGGTGGAGGCGGTGCCTCAACTGGTGGTACTGCTGGTTCAGGCGGTAACGGCGTTGTTTATATTTACTACTAAGGAGTTCTAATGGCTATCAAATACGAATACAGTTCAGAGTGTTGCTCTCATTATTATATAGAAACTCGTAATAATGCTGATGCTCAGGTGGTTACTAAGTGCAATATCTGTGGTCAGGGTGAGTATGTAGAAACCAATCGCACAGAGATTGAAAGTATTATTGAACCTGTTTATCAACCAACAGCAGAAGATATAGAAATTCAACCTGAGTGATACTTTTATACGACAGCCCAGTTATCTATGATAAAGCGGCAACTTATGACGGCATCTTTGAAGAGATTGTTACCTCTAATTTCCAACCAACTTTTACTGGACCCCCAAGAGATTCAGGTGGCACAACAAGAACTTCTATTATCATGGGACACAAAAGAAACAAGGAAGAAGAGGAATTATTGAGCCTTTTAGGTTACCTCTGACCTATTGATACAATAACGCCACCGTCAAAGAAAAAACCTAAGAAAGTAGAGACCTTATGAAAAAAGATTCACGGATGTTAGCGGAACTTCGCAAAGGTCCTTTGGCTGGTATGGACGAAGATGAATTTAAGATGATTGAAGAAGATGTAAAAAAGTTTGGTTTTAACGGACTTAGTGGTTATGCAAAATCAACAGTTCAACGAGCAATACGCATAATGGGTGGAGAGATTAACAAAGCGGTAGCCCAAAGAAAAGCAGAACTAGAAAAGCACGGCGACCACGACCAATCTACTCATAGTCCAACGGGCGGAGCAGGAAGAAACATTCAAGATTTATCGCCTAAAGACCAAAAAGAATATATCAGCCGTATGAGTTCTGCAAGAAACATGGATGAAGCGCGACAAATTATAGATGAGTTCAAACTTAAAGCACCCAAGAAAATAAAACTAAATAAAGCAACATCTGTATCAGTCGGAGATAGAGTTTCATGGAACGCATCAGGTGGAACAGCAGAGGGTAAAGTTTTAAGAATTGAACGCTCAGGAAAAATCAATGTTCCTGATTCATCATTTGAAATTGAAGGCTCAGAAGATGACCCTGCGGCGCTAATCACTCTTTATCGTGATGGAAAGCCAACAGATACTAAAGTTGGACACAAAGTTTCAACACTAAAAAAAAAGTAATTCTTGAGAAGCACGGCGACCATGACCAATCGAGTCATGGCGACTGGCGCAATGCCGATGATTCTGAAGGTGAAGATTCATCAGAACCAAAAAATAGTAAACAAAATTTTGTTCCTTACAAAGATGATTCTGAAGAAGAGTTTGAAGAATTAGATGCAGATGACCCTAGATGGATGGATACAATGGATTATCCAAGGAAGAAGAAGTAATGCCAACCGTTATTGATGACACAATGCAAGTTCTTAAATCTATGGGCATTTCTTCTTATCGAGTTTCAACCCCGCCTGGGTATGCAGGAATTCAAGTAAATCTACCTAATGATTCTCAAGCATTTTTTGTTTGGACAAAAATAGACCAAACTGACTTCCACTTTAGATTGGCTCGTTTTTGGGCTGACGAAAACCCTTTTTCAATGTGGGTTTCACCTAATTTAATAGAAGCCTTAACCAAGACAAGAGTTCTAGCAAACCAATAAATAGGCTCGAATTACACTTATGGTATTCTTCATCTGTCAAGACCCGAGGTTAGTTTTATTAGCCCTATGCTAAAAAAGACTCACCTCTAGTTTGTTAGGAGCATAAATGTCAAAACCCCGTACCCGCAAAATGGTGAATTTAGCCATCGAGGAAACGAGTGGAGTAGACCATCCAGCGCACTTACATGAAGGTTGGCTCGTTATGAAGTCAGCATCCGAATCTGAAGTTCAGAGGGTTCTCGACAAATCGCTGACCAAGGAGGACTCCAACATGGAGGATATGAAAACTACCGAGGCAACTGAAGTTAAGGTTGAAAAAACCGTTGAGGAACAATTAGCGGCGGCAGATGCCCGTATCGCTGAACTCGAGGCACAACTCGCCGAAAAAAACCAAAAGCCTGAAATAGAAGAATTAAAGATGGCGATGAACGAGGACTCAATGAAACCTAAAATGGAAGAGGACTATATGAAGTCCGCTCCCGAATCAGTTGTTAAAATGATTACAGACTTGAAAAAGCAAGCAGAGGAGGCAACCTCTGAACTTCGTAAAGAGCGTGAAGCCCGTGCTGATGCTCAATCAGTTGAAAAAGCAAAAGGTTGGGCTAATCTCAATCTTAATGCTGAAAAAGTTGGACCAGCGCTTCGTCGTTTGTCTGAGACAGATTCAGAACTAGCAAAGAGTGTAGAAGAGATTCTCTCTTCAGTTAATGCTCAGGCTGAATCAGCATCAATTTTTGCAGAAATCGGCAAATCTGCGGACTTCAAATCAGGTAATGCTTATGAGCGTATGACTACGCTTGCTAAGTCTGCCGTTGATGAGGGTGCATCAAAGTCAATGGCTCAAGCCATTTCCGATGTTGCGTTACAAAACCCTGACCTTTACAGCCAATACCTATCCGAGAAAGGTGCTAAATAAACATGGCATATGAATTCAGTAATTACTCGGTAAAGGTCACCCTCGTTGCAGGTGCCGACCTTTCCAGTAAGCAATACACATTCGTCAAGTTGGATTCAGCAGGAGCCGCAGTAGCGGCGGCGGCGGCAACTGACATTCCTATCGGAGTGCTTCAAAACGCTCCAACTTCAGGACAAGAAGCAGAAGTGCTTATTGTCGGAGGTACAAAGATTGTCGCTGGTGCGGCAATTGGAGAAGGCGCACAAATTGGTACTGGTTCCACAGGTAAAGCAGTTGCTTTAGTTGCTGGTACAGATACAACCAAGTATGTCGTTGGAACACTAATTACCGAATCTGCGGCTGATGCAAACATCGTTACCGCTGTAATCAACTGTGCGACTCCGCACCGTGCGGCTTAAGGGGGATAACTAAATGCCACAGCCATCAATTAACTCCGTCCATGTGGACGCAATTCTTACAAACATCTCGGTTGCTTACTTACAGAACCAAGATAACTTTATCGCTGACAAGGTATTCCCAGTAATCCCTGTCGATAAGAAGAGCGATAAATTTTTTACCTACACCAAGAACGATTGGTTCCGTGACGAGGCTCAACGCCGCGCTGGTGGAACTGAATCTGCTGGTGGAGGTTACGGTCTTTCAACTGATTCTTATAGCGCAGATGTATTTGCGTTCCATAAGGATGTAGATGACCAAACTCTTTACAACGCAGATGCACCTCTAAACCCTCTTCGTGAGGCAACAGAGTTTGTAACTCGTCGTCTAGCACTTCGCAAGGAAATTCAATGGAACTCAGATTTCTTCGCTGGTTCTATTTGGGCTAACGATTACGACGGTGTTTCAGGAACTCCTTCAACAAACGAAGTAAAGCAATGGTCAGATTACGCCGCTTCAGACCCAATTGATGATATTGAAGATGCGAAAGCAGGTATTCTTTCAACAACTGGTATGGAAGCAAACACTTTGGTATTGGGATACGATGTATTCCGTACGCTAAAGAACCATCCTGACATCGTAGACCGTATCAAGTACACATCTTCACAGACTGTTACTGCTGATATGTTAGCCGCAATGTTTGATGTTCCACGCGTTATCATTTCAAAGGCTGTTAAGGCTACAAACAACGAAGGTGCTACCGCGGCGTATTCATTTACATCAGGTAAGAAAGCACTTCTTTGCCATGTCGCCCCAACTCCAGGCTTATTGACTCCTTCTGCTGGATACTCTTTCTCATGGACAGGTGTATCAGGCGGTCTTGGAGCAACAATTGGTACCTCACAGTTCCGTATGGAATCTCTTAAGGCAGACCGAATTGAAGCAGAAATGGCTTTTGATAATAAAGTCATCGCTTCTGACCTTGGTTGGTTTTGGGATTCAATCGTCGCTTAATTAAATTGAGTAGGGAGGGGGACTAAAAACCCTCTCCCTCTCCAAAAAAGGAGAAATATGTTTAATAGAATTACGCGAGGCAACGCAGTTGTCGGCGGACTTACTGTAACTGGTAATATGCAACAGATTCGTTCAGTAACAAACATTGCTGATGGTGCCTCAATGGTACATACGGTAGCGGGTATGCAAGGTGGTATTACTACTGCGACCCTTACAACAGCAAGAACTATCACTACTCCAACCGCCGCTGCTATTATTGCCGCAACGGGTTCTGTTGTAGGGACAAGTTTTCAGTTTAGTTACATCAACTTAGCGGCTTATGTTGCTACTTTGTCAGGTGGAACTGGTGTAACAATCGTAGGACTTGCAACAACTGCCGCGACTGCTGGACAAGCATCTCGTTGGCAAGTAGTTGTAACTGCTCCAACAACAGTATCAGTTTACCGAATAGCATAATGCAAAAACTTGTTCTCAAGAAGATGATTGCTGGCGGAAAGCAACTCAATCACGGAGATATAGTAGATGTTTCAGGCTGGAAGTATGTTGATAAGTTGGTAGAACAGCGTTATTTAACTGACGCACCTCAAGTTAAAATTAAAGAAAAAGCCACCAAATAATTATAGGGGTGGCAATTCAGAGATGAGTTGCCACCCTTTTCTAATAAGGAGTTCAAATGGCAATTAACCATGGAATCGTTAGTGTTGGAACTACCGCAACACTTTTAACTGTCGCCGCTTTAGGTGGCGGTAAAGATGGCTCTACAATTTTTATTCAAAATCCTACGGGTGGTCAGGCTGTTTATCTAGGCGGCGCAGGAGTAACTACCTCATCTTATGGTTATATTCTTGCTATCAATTCAAATATTCGTATTGACCTAAACCAAGATGAAGCCCTTTATGGTGTTGTAGCCTCAACAACTCAGTCAGTAGCAGTCCTTCGACAAGGCGTTTAACCCATGGCGTTGCCAGCCTCCCTTTCAACTTGTACAGTTGAAGGCACTTATGTAAATATAATTGGTAATCCTATTAGCGGGTCAGTTACCTTTACGCCACAAACCATTCTTAAAGAAACAACTCTTAATGTTATTTTGATGCCAACCGCTATTGTAAAAACTTTAGACGCAACAGGCTCGATAAGTTTAACTTTACCTTGCACAAGTGATACCGATGTAGTACCACAACCTTTTATCTATACTGTGGTTGAAAATTTTGTCGGTGGGCGAACTACTCAAATTGCTTTGCCACTATCTGTTGCTAACACTACCCAAAACCTTGCAGACTTGCTACCTGCCGTTACAACAGCGGAATCCGCATCTTATGTCACACTAGACCAATATCAGGTGCTTTTAGCCCGTTATACAGCGGATGAATTAACACGCATAATTGTTATTGATGCCGAAGATTATGTTGAAGATTCTGCAACTTATTCAACGGCAACAGCCGCCATTGCCACAGAACTTGCAGGTTTTACCGCTAAACAATTGATGTTAATGGGGGTGTAAAGTGGCAGAACCGTATGTACCCATTGCAGAACATACATCTTACAACACCCTTTTAACAACCCTTGAAATCACCACTAACGCCGCAACTGCCAACGCTAACGCTTTAGCGGCGGCGAAAGCCTCGGCTCTTGCCTCTAAAAATTCTGCTCAAACTTTACTTAACAATAAATTTAATTTATTGTTTTTGGTTGGTGGATAATGGCACTACCCGCAAGTTTAAGCACAATAACAATAACTGGCGCTTATGTTGATTACTCGGGAACGGCTATATCAGGTCAGATTACTTTTACTCTTGGTGATGTTTTGCGTTCAGGAACCGACAATGTAATGGTCGCTCCATCTACCGTAGTAGTTCCTTTGGTTGCAGGTGCTTTTTCAGTAACACTACCAGCCACCAATGACCCCGATATAATTCCAAACCCCTATACATATACAGTTGTTGAGTCTTTTGTTGGAGGAAGAACTTACACAATTAGTGTCCCGTATAACGGAGGCTCTTTGGATTTAGCAGATATAAGCCCACTTCCAACTATCGCAACTACTTATGTTCAATTAGTAGACGATACAACTTGGACAACGCTAGAGGTTCTTATAGACGCCCTTGATACAAATATCGACCAAGCAACCTCAACGATAATTGCATCAGGTAAGTATTGGTATATCCCATCTACTTATACTACCTATACAGCAGTTGATACTGCTTTTTCTACATATACTGCTTTGACATCAGCAATTCATTACCTTAATTACGCTGATATTTCTGCATTTGTTACAACCGCTCAGGCGTCGGCTAGTTCTGCAACAGCGAGCCTAGCAACAGCCACCACAAACTCATCCGCTACAATAAGCCCATTACTTTTAATAGGAGGATAAATGGCAACATCATATAAGGTGCTTGCTCAACAAGCAACTACCACATCTTTAGCAAGCATGTACACAGTACCCGCCGCAACCGAAACTATTATTTCAAGTATCGTTGTAGCCAATACCAGCGCTACCGATAGAACATACAGAATTACAATCCAGCCTAATAACGCTACTTTGGCTCAGAAACACTACATTGCTTACGATGTAACCAGTAAAGCGAATACGACTACTGCTTACACTCTAGGAATTACACTTGACGCTACCGACCAAGTTTATATTTTAGGTTCAACAACCGACTTGTCCATCTCTCTATTCGGGAGCGAGATTTCATAATATGGCAATTACAACCAATGGTGGGCAACCAACCGCTAATGTAACATTATCCTCAGAACTTGCAGCCGCAATCACAGATGAATCAGGAACAGGCGCACTTGTATTTAATACAAGCCCGACTCTTGTAACTCCAACCCTCGGAACAGCAAGTGCAACTGCTATTGAACTAGGTCACGCAACTGATACAACTATTGCTAGAGCCTCTGCTGGTGTTGTATCCATCGAGGGTAATGCCGTCCTTGTTTCAGGTGGCGCTCTTGGAACCCCTGCATCGGGAACTCTTACTAACGCAACTGGTTTACCAGTTAGCGGAATTACTGCATCAACCTCTACCGCTTTAGGAGTTGGAAGTGTTGAATTAGGTCATGCAACAGATACCACTCTTGCCCGTTCTTCTGCGGGAGTTATTACTGTTGAAGGCGTTGTTGTCCCAACCATTTCCTCAACAAACACCCTTACCAATAAATCATTATCTGATTCAACTACTTCAATTGTTGATGTTACTGACGCAACCAAAGTAGTTAAATTTGATGTGGGTGGAACTACGGCAATAACAGGAACTATTGCTACCGCCTTTACTACCGCTAAAACACTTACTCTTCCTGATGCAACCGATACTCTAGTTGGCAGAGCAACCACAGATACTTTCACAAATAAGACCCTTACAAGTCCAACAATCAATACCGCAACCAATAATGGTCTAAACGCATCTAATGTTGCAACTGGAACTCTAGTTGATAACATAGTTAGAGGTTTGAACGAAGATGTAAATGTTGTTGCTTCTGCGGCAACTGGAACAATTAACTTTGAAGTTGGAACTGCGTCAATTTGGTACTACACAACTAACGCAACAGCCAACCACACTCTCAACTTTAGATACTCAAGTACCGTTTCTCTGAATACTTTTATGAATGTAGGCGATGCACTTACTGTTGTTTGGCTCAATACAAACGGAGCAACGGCTTACTATCCAAGCGCATTTCAGATTGATACAGTTTCAGTAACTCCTAAAGTTCCTGCTGCTATTTCTGCTGGTAACGCTTCATCTATTGATGCGTACTCTTTCACTATTATTAAGACCGCTTCTGCTACATTTACCGTCTTAGAAACACAAACCAAGTTCGCCTAAAGGAGATTCAATTATGCCGTTAATTGCTTCTCGTGCAAGTGGCGCTGCTAGTAGTTTTGGTGGTTTGCGTACTTTTGGTGTTCCAAACTCGTATGAGTCTATTGAGACCCTTAACGGTACTGGCTCAAGTACTTCTTTTACTTTTAGTTCCATTCCTCAAACTTTTCAACATTTACAAATTAGAGGATACGCTATGGCAGTTGGCGGAGGAACTGCTCGGGACTATGTAAGAGTACATGTGAATGGCACTACCTCATCTATTTACACAAACCATTGGGTTTATGTGGCTAATGCTACCGTCACCGTTCAATCTGATAATACAAATACTAAAATGTATGGAAATAGTGCTAGAGGAGGAACACAATTTTCTTCTAACGACGTAGGGGTAATGATTATTGATATTCACGACTACGCATCAACTACTAAAAATAAAACATTTTATATGCACTCAGGTTGGGCGCCAAATAGTGCTCCAAATATGTATTGCCAACTAGGAAGCGGTATGCCCCTTACAACTAGTGCCATAACATCTATTACTTTAGGTAATGATAACAATAATTTTGCAACAAATAGTCAATGGGCTTTATATGGAATTAAGGGGTCATAATGGCGAGCACATACGAAGTTATTGGAACAAACACCTTCACCTCTGCCTCAGCAGGCATTACCTTTAGTTCTATCCCCCAAACTTATAGCGATTTAAGACTAGTATTTAGAGGTAAAAGTAATGGTTATGCTGCTATCCGATTTAATGCAAATTCAAGTGGTTATTGTCATGTTGGAATTTACAACGACAATGGGGATAATGGAGTTAGTCAATCTTATGCGTATGCTGGTTTAACGAGTTTTGGATTAGGAACTGGACAACCTGTATTGGCAACATTTGATATTATGGGTTACACAACCTCAAACTATAAAGTTTGTCTTACAAAATTAAGTGCTGATTTCAACTATAGTCAAAAAATGTCATTTAGGGGCATTACTGCGTGGAGAAATACTTCTGCAATTACTAGTCTTGTTTTTTCTTCGGGTGATGGTACCTCTAATCTAATTTCAGGCACCGTAAGTTTATATGGAATAAAAGCGGCATAATGGCAACCTATACTTTAATCAGTTCAAGTGCTTTAACTACTACTACTGCATCTGTTACTTTCTCATCAATACCTTCCACCTATACGGATTTGGTGTTAAAAGTAACTGCAAGGCTTAATAGTGGTGCATCAACATCTGTTTACCAAGTAAGGCTCAATGGTGTTAGTACGGGTTCAGCATATTCAAATACTGGCGCTTACTATGATGGAACAGGCTCAACTGGTTTTGCATTGACGTCCGACAATGGTATAAGAAGTAATGCTAATGATTCAAGCGGTACAGGTGCAACGACTAGTGCATTTGGTCACGGCGAGCATTATTTTCCTGGCTATAATGAAACCGATTACATACCAATAGGCTCAGATAAAGCGGGTGAAAATAATGGAATTGCATATATGTCGCAGACCGCTTCTCAATTTCGAGGCGGTAGCGCAATAACCTCAATTACAGTTTTTGGCACTAGTGATAGTTTTGTTTCAGGCTCATCATTTTATCTATATGGAATATCCAACACCTAAAAAGGAGAAACAAATGCCCAATCCAACAAAGGTAATCGTAGATTGCTCTACTGGAATTACTACTGAGGTTGAATTAACCGCAGAAGAAATGACTCAACGCGAGGCAGAAGCAACGGCTTTCGCAACAGCAGAAGCAGAGCGCACAGCACAGGCTTCAGCCCTTGCCGTATTAAAAGCAAGTGCTAAGGCTAAACTTATTGCTGGCACACCATTAACAGCAGAAGAAGCAGATACACTAGTTATCTAGTATTAAAAAATATCTAAAGGAGTAAATCATGGCAGGTACAACGACTAAGGGGTTTAGATACCCAACCGCGGGTGACAACCCTGCCGTTCATACAGACATTTTTAATTTAGCAACAGATGTTGATACCTACCTTGACGCCCCGCAAGTTACAACGAGTGTTATCTTTGAGGGTGCTACCGCAAATGCTTTTGAAACCACCCTTACAGTTGTAGACCCAACGGCAGATAGAACTATCACTTTGCCAAATAGCACAGGTACGGTCGCTCTTACCTCAGATATTGAAAATTCTGCAAGAGTAACCTCATTCATGCTCGGTGGAATGTAATGGCTTTTACTTACTCAACTGACCCATCTACCTCAACTCGAAACGAAGTTCGGTTTCTTATTAACGATGTTGATTCTACCGATGTTCTTTTTAGTGATGCTGAGTTAGATTATTTAATTGCCGAGTGGGTAGATGTATATGAAACTTGTCGTGCGGCGTGTGAAACTCTTGCCTCTCGTTTTAACCGTTTAGCAGATTCAGCCTCAAAAAGCGTAGGTGATATTTCGGTTTCTGAGTCATATTCTGCAAAATCAAAACAGTATCAAGACCTTGCTGATAATTTTCTTAAGCGCCGTATGCGTAAAACTCCTCCTCGTCCATTTGCAAACGCTCAAGCACTTAAATCTACAAACGATAGAATTGTCGATGATTACAACACCGATGCCTATACTGGAATTCACGACAACCCTAACAATGTCTATGACCGCCGTATAGTCGAATAGGGGTAGCCAATGGATGCTATCTACTCAAAAGTAGCGGAGTTCATGACGGACTCTGTTGTTTTTACCGCAAAAGCCTCAGTAGATAAATATAACAAACCTACTTTTAGTGGAGACACCACCGTAACTGGTCGTTTAATTTACGGACAAACAAAATCTAAAGATGTTCAAGGTCAAGAAGTTGTAGATATTGGTCGATTCATTACTAATGGTCCTGCCTCAACAATTACGGTAGGTCATAAAATGGTCGTCGGGGCGGACACCTTTACAATAAATGCAATAGACAAAATCAAAGACGAAAACGGAGCGCATCACGCCGTCATTAGATTTGGGCGCTAGACATGGCAAAGTCGTCTTTTACACTCGACTTATTCGGCGACCAAGAGTTAATCAATGCTCTTAAGGCTGGAGAAGAAGATACTCCTCAAGCAATAGCCCAAGCGATTTATGAAGAAGCCAATGTTATTTTTGCTAAGTCACAAGTTCTTGTCCCAGTAGATACTGGAGTTCTTCGTGGCTCAGGCGGAGTTTCTGCTCCACAAATGGGAAACACAGGCTATTTTGTAGATATTTTCTATGGTGGTCCCGCCGCTTCCTATGCTCTTTATGTCCATGAGATTATTGGCAATTTCCACAATCCACCAACACAGGCTAAATACCTTGAACAACCAGTTATGGAAGCAATGTCTACAATCCAAGAAAACATAAAGGGTAGAATTATCGACATCATACAGAAAGGGCATAGAAACTAATGGCAACTATTCTTGAATCAGTAGGTGACTATTTAGTTACTAACAGCCAAGGAACTCTTGGAACAAGCATCTTTTTGGGAACTCTTCCTGAAACACCTGACGCTTGCGTAGCCGTGTATGAGAACGCTGGAAGTTCCCCTACATTCACTATGGGTGCAGGTGGTATCAGAATTGATTACCCAATGCTTCAAATTATCTGCCGAGCAGGTAGAGAAGATTATCCAACGGCTAGAGATAAGGCAGAATCTATCCGCGTGTTGCTCGCGTCGGTGCTTGAACAAACCGTCTCGGGGGTGCATATTATGAGGATTGAACCGATGGGTTCAGTAAATATGTTAGGAGTAGACCCGAAGTACCGTCCACTAATCTCGGTGAATTTCCGATGCCTAGTGAGAATGTAACCGAGGAGCCAACGGCTCCGCAAGAGAGAGTGGTAGACCCGTATGGCAGAAATGCAACAACCGATGAGTTCCAGCGATGCTGGAAATGTGACAGGCTCCTCTTCGAAAGTGCAACGCGCCCGTGGAGTATCCGATGCCCAAGGTGTAAATCCAAAAATAAATCAGGATGATTTTTTTAGAGATTTAGATTCTTTAGTTGGTTTTGATAGACAACAGACTGGTTGTTCAATCGGCAGATTAGTTGCAAAATTAGATGCACCTTTGCGTTCTAAACTTAATGAAATCATGCGTAATGAAAAAGTAAACTCTGCTCGTCTTGGCGAGGTTATGTTAGCCTACGGACTTCAAGTATCTTCTAGCGATGTTCTTAGAAGGCATCGACGAAGGCTTCTAGGTAAAGACGGGTGTAAGTGTCCGAATGAGTCTTGATGACGCTTTAGATAATCTGCTTAAGACGAGCGAAATGAACTCAGTTCAAAAAACTGAACCTCGTCAAAGACAAGCAGAGTGGATGCCTGGGGTCACTTGGCAAGGTGAAGAAGGAACAGTTACTACTCAGCCAATGGAGGGCGACAACTCTCCTGATTGGTCGGGAGTTCTTCGAATGTGGGGATTAGACCCCGAGCATTTTCAAGTAGTAGAACCAGTTCTTTTCAATGTGTGGGGCGATACTTTAGGAGTTCTTAATCGCCAATGGAAGGGCAAAGTAGTTCGAAAGGGCAAACAAGAAGTTGCCGATATTGAAGCCTTAATTGAAGAGATAAAGAAACACAAACCTCGAGAGCGTAAACCAATTACAGGTGGAGCAAGCCTTGTCGTATGTGCCTCGGACTGGCAGACAGGTAAAAGAGATGGCGATGGTCTAAAGGGTTTAGTTGGTAGATGGCTCCAAGCAGTTGATGATGTTGAGTTCAGAATTAAAGAATTAAAAAAGATAGGTCGCCCGATTGATTCAATCACCGTTTTATGTCTAGGTGATTTAGTTGAAGGATGCGATGGTCACTACGACATTCAAACCTTTACAGTTGAAGTTGATAGAAGAGACCAAGTAAAGATTGCTCGTCGTCTCCTAAGAGATGCTCTTATCCGCTGGTCAAAGGTTGTCCCTAATATCACCGTAGCGGCGATTGGTGGAAACCATGGTGAGAACCGCAAGAACGGAAAAGCCTTTACGACTCTTAACGATAATGATGATGTAGCCCTAGTTGAGTCCGTTGCTGAAATCTTCCAAGCCAACCCTGAAGCCTATGGTCACATTCGTTTTGCTATCCCAACGGAGGAGTTAAGTCTTACCCTTGAGGTTAATGGAAAGATTATTGGAATTACTCATGGACACCTTGCTCGTAGCGCTGGAAGTCCTGAAGCAAAACTTCGTAGGTGGATTGCTGACCAAACACTCGGGCGCCAGTCAATCGGCGATTGTGACATTTTGGTTTCAGGTCACTATCATTCATTTCGTCTAGCAGATTGGGGAGGAGTCAAATGGCTACAAGCACCAGCCCTCGACGGGGGAAGCGTTTGGTGGAGACAGTCCAAGGGGGAGGTTGCGGCTGTGGGAGTGCTGACATTCCTAGTGACCAACGAGGGAGTCTCGGACATCCAAGTATTATGAACGACCCAAGAGATATAGCCTTATATGCCGCTGAGTTGGTCTCAGGAGAGCGTCAGGAGGCTTATGGGCATCCGCTCGATAACTTTACCCGTGCCTCAAAGATATGGTCTGTAATCCTCGGCTGTGAGGTTTCTGCCGAGCAAGTTGCCCTTTGTATGGTCGGGATGAAGATAGCCCGTGAAGTCAATCAATCTAAGCCCGATACCGCAGTAGATGGTATTGGTTACTTCTTAACTCTTGGAATGATTCAAGAAGAGCGCTTAAGAAGAGATAATATCTAACCCCAGTTGTGATATACTTGCCTTGTCCTGAGAGGAGACAAGATGGCAAGACCAATTGAGAGTTCAAAGCCTTGCTCTAAGTGTGGGCGCATAACCGTTAAGTGCGAGTCCAAAAGCGGTAAGTTTTATATTGCCAACATTGAAATTGTTTCCAGCCAATATGCTGATTACAGCGCTCGTGGTAAGGCTATTTATCCAGCCCATGAGTGCGATGAATCAGAAATTACTAAGTATCAAGCCAAGGTTTCAAAAGATTTGGCTGAGGGTGCAATTGTCAAAGGTCAAAAAGTTGTAGTTGTAAAGGGTAGAAAAGTAGCCAAAGGAACTGAAGGAGAAATCTTTTGGTTAGGTTATGAAACTTGGAATGGTGAGTCAATCTTAAAGAGGGTAGGAATTGTTACTGCCGTGGGTGAAAAGTTGTTTGTAAGTTCAGAGTATGTAGAGGCTCAGAAGTCCTAAAAAGCAATACGCTATACTAAACCCAATGTGCGCTTAGTCGCCCGAGTTTTTCGTCTCTTCCGTGTCCGAGTGACCTGACGGTTACTTGGGTTATCCATGTGCCGTATCGGAGGAGGTTTTAATGGCTCGTTATAGAGTCTTACAGGGTATTGATTACCCACCTAATAAACGCGCTGAGGTCGGCGATATTGTCGAAGATATTCCAGCACAATCAGTCAAGTGGCTTTTAGATTCAGAAATTATTGAAGATACAGATAAGCCAGCAAAGAAAATCGAAAAGTCTGTTGTTGAAGAACCTAAAGCCGAACCAGTTGCAGAGGTTGTAGAAGAACCTGCTGTTGCAGATGGTTTTGACGCCGATGCCACAGATGGCGATGGCGATGGATTCCTACAAGACGGAACCCCACACCAACGCCCAGTTGAGGAGAAATAATGCCTACATTCGCTCATGGTAAAAATGTTAATGTATTTCTAAATGAGTTTGATTTTTCTACCTACTTTAATGATGTTAGCGCTTCAACAAGTGTTGATACCGCTGAGACAAGTGCTTTTGGTACAAGTGCTAAGACCTATGTAGTCGGTCATCGAGATGGAACAATCTCTCTTTCAGGGATGTTTGAAGGAACCGCTTCCGTAGGAACAGATGCTTTTTTTGCAACCGCTCTTGGCTCTGCTACAAAAAATAAAATAATTGTTGCCCCTCAAGGTAATTCAGTTGCCGCAGGAGCAATTATGTTAGTTGCTGACGATACATCTTACGAGGTCTCAAGTGCCATCGCAGATGTTGTCCAAGCAAGCGCAGAATTCCAATCAACAGATGCAGTTGAACACGGGAAGATTCTTTCTTCAGGTTCTACTGTTTCCGCGACTGGAAATGGAACAGGCGTAGATAACACCACTTCTTCCTTAAATGGCGGAGCGGGATTCTTGTCAGTTCCAGTAAATACCCGTAACGGAACAATCGGTGTAAAGGTTCAACACTCAGCAGATAACTCAACTTTTGCTGACCTTGTATCTTTCACAACCGTTACAAGCACTCAGAAAACCTCAGAAAGAGTTGAGGTTGCAAGCGGAACAACAATCAATCGATACCTACGAGTTGTATACACAGTCGCAGGTTCATCAGGCTCGGCTACCCCTGTGGTGGCTTTTACTAGGAGGTAAAAAATGCCAACATTTCGTCATGGTAAATCCACCGTATTCAAGGTAGACAACGCGGCTGGAACACTTACCGATATTAGCAATACCCTTACAGATGTTTCATTCCCACAATCAGTAGACACAGCCGAGACCAGCGCTTTTGGTTCCTCAGCAAAATCTTATGTAGTTGGTTTGACAGATGCAACGCTTTCAGTATCAGGCAATTTTGATGCAACAGTTGATGCTCACCTAGCGGCTATCGTAGGTCAAGCGGCTTCAGTTTCATTTGAGTACGGTCCTGAAGGTTCAACAGCAACCTATGTTAAATACACAGGAGAGGCACTTTTAACTTCTTACGAGAAGAGTGGTGCTATCGGAGATGTAGTGACATACTCAGCCGAGTTCCAAGTGACAGGTGCAGTTACTCGCGGTACCTACTCTTAATAGGAATTGATTCAAAAAAACTAAATAATTTATCGTGACCAACCTAGTGTCCCAAGGAGAAAAGAAATGACAGATTTACGCGGAAAGATATTTTCGGCTGACGATATTACGAGAGAACTATTGGAAGTTCCCGAATGGGGAGTTGCAGTAGAGATTCGTTCTATGACGGCTGGACAACGAGCAACACTTACTGAGGGGGCAACCTCGGCAGATAAAGTGGATGTTTCTAATATGTACGCAAAGACTGTTATCGCAACTGTGTTTGACCCTACAACGGGTTTACCAGTCTTTACAGAACAAGACCGCGAAGCAATTCTTTCTAAGAATGGCGCAGTCATTGAGCGTTTGGCAACAAAGGCTCTTGGCAGTTCAGGTCTAGGCGAAAAGGCGGTAGACGAAGCACAGGTACGATTTCCTAAAGAATCCTGAGAGACGGTTTCTTTTTGAACTAGCAGAAAAGTTAGGTAGGACGGTGGGAGAACTTCTTTACGGAAGTAAATCTCACCGCCCACTTAGCAGTATGGAATTGACCGAATGGAACGCTTTCTATCTTGTAAAAGAAAAGGAACGCGAGAAAGCCGAGAGAAGAGCGAAGGCTAGGAGATAAATGGCTGATTCACCAACCATGGAAGTCCGCGCTCGCCTCACCGCTGATTCTGCTCAATTCACAAAAGGTTTAGAAGA